CGGGGGATGAACCAGCCATGAAGATTGCCTATGCGCCGCTAATTGCTTTGTGGCTCACGGGCTGTGCATCCCTCAGTCCTTACCTGCCGACCGCGATCAGCGTCGGCAAGATTCTGTACTGCGAAGCGAAGGACGAGGACGAGCGGGCGGCAATCCGCGACCGCTATGGTCTGCCGCACTTGGTGTACTGCCCGGAGGACACGCGATGATTTACGAGTATCCGGTTGAGCAGATCACTGACCTCGTAACCCGCCCGGGATCGACGCCGGAGACGCGCATCGTCAGCGAGCCGTGGACGGTCAAGATCCACCGTTTGCAGCGCACGTTTACGATCCCGAAGGGTTTCGAGTTCGACCTGGATTCTGTCCCGCGCCTGCCGATTCTGTACTTGCTGTTCAAGGGCCGCAGCGGGCTGCGTGCGCCGTGCCTGCATGACTACCTGTACCGCGTCGATCCGCCGATGAGTACCAGGCTGGAAGCCGATCTGGCATACTGGGACGCGATGCGATCATTCGGAGTGCCGCTGGTGTGGGCGGTGTTCCATTTTCTCGGAGTGCGGATTGGAGGGCGGAAGGCATGGAACGCGAGGCGGTGAAGGAGGAATGGCACCTGTCGAAGTCGGTGCCTGTGGCATTCATCGTGACACTGGTCGGTCAGTTGATCGCCGCAATTTGGTTCTTCTCGCAGCTCGCGTCAGATGTCGATCAGACCAAGATCGACCTTGATCGCCTCGACCGTCAAGTGATCTCCATGCAAAGCGCCAGCCAGGATCAAGCCACCCGGCTGGCGCGTATCGAAGAACGGCTTGACGGGATGCACTCCCTAATGACTCGTATCGCTGACTCCATCGAGCGCCGCCCGTAGCCTGGCGGCCTCGGCCTCCAGCTTCTCGACCTTGTTCCGCATTCGCATCAGGCCGCGTTCGTCTGCTGCCATCTTCTTGCGATTGAACAGCGAGCGGTAGACGTGCCCACCACGCTGTTCCAGCAGCAGCCGGATGCGGTCGGCGTCAAGGTCCAGCATATCGCACACCCACTCGTACCCGAACGGTTCCTGCGAGCGGCTGGCGATCCATCGCCGTGCCTCCTGCTTGTCCTCAGTGTCGATCTTGCCGACGTAATCGCGCATGGCCTCGATCAGCATCGAGGCGAGAAGACGACGCTCGCTGTCGAGCGGATCGCCGGTGTCCATCTCATTGTCCTCGGTCCAGCGGTTCCAGACTTGCATGATTCAGACCTCCGTGGCTATACTGGATCCGTCACTGGGAAGTGACGCTTTGCATGTCTGATGGTTGGTTTGGCTGTTTCATCATTGTTGACTCCTCCTCCAGTAGTATCTTGGCCCGGCGTATCCCGCCGGGCTTTCTTTTACCCTTCATAGCACCTGCCCGCGATGTGGATCGCTACGATGCCGTCGTAGGTCCGCATATAAGCGGACCAGGTAGCGTCTGGCATCTGCTGGCGGTCCGGGCGCGTCGCTCCGCAGATATAGATATTCTCGATGCCATTTGGCAGCACATCGTGGCGACACGTTGCCCGACCGTCGATGCAGGCCGCGAGTGCCCAAGCAAACATGGCGGCGGTCACAACCGCACGTCCGCAGGAACGGGCGCAGCCTTCAGCTGCCGCACCGGCACCCGCCACAGCACGCCGTGGACCTCCAGCAATGCCTGGCTGCCTTCCAATGCCCGGACGCGCCCGACGATGGACGCCATGGCGCTGTCCCACACAACCCTTTCACCTTCGCAAACGTGGTGCATCGCTAGTCTCCTTTGTCCCGTTCAACGCGAGCAACGACCGCTGCCCGCTCGTCTTCATCCATCCTAGCCCATCTGGCGATCTCGTCCAGCGTCCTGCCGCAGCCGACGCAGACGAACGCTTCGAGTCGGCACACGCCGATGCAGGGTGAGTCAGTCACATCAGCTCCCGGATGACTTCGACCGCGACCTGCGGGACGATGGCATTGCCGTACCCGCGCAGTCGTCCCACTCTGGCGGGTACCCCATTAGCCAGCGGGAATGTGCCGGGTTCAACTGGCCGCCACTTTCCATCTCGGCAGAAGAGCCAGTCAGCATCGTCCCATCCGCCGTGAGTCGCATCGGTCCAAAAGGCTGCATTTTCGCCAACTGCCGACGGTAATCCCCGCTCAACTGCCCGTGACTTGCTTCGCTGATCGGAACTGTTACGGGCGTCGGCCAACCAGTCAACGCTGCCTGCCTCGGCAGCTGATCTATCCGCTGCCTGGTCGAACCGTCCGGATTCACGCCAGTCGTCGCCATGCCCGGCGTGTCTTTCCAGTCCCGAGAGCTTGGCGTCACCCAACCGACCTGCAATCCAGAGTCGCTGTCGAATGTGCGGCGAGCCGACGCCACAAGCTGGTAGTACGATCGCCCCCGTGGAGTAGCCTTCCGTTTCCAGTGCATCAAGTAAATCATCGAGCCAGTCGTCCTTTCGGACTGCGGCTGCAACCTGCTCGCCAAAGACGCAAGCAGGCCGGAGGGCTGCGACCAGCGCGAGCCAGGCGGGGGCGAGGTGCCGCTCATCTTTGACGCCTCGCTGCTTTCCTGCGCCGCTGAACGGCTGGCAGGGCGGGCTGCCGGTGAGGACGGGTCTGTCCTCGGGCCATCCAGCCAGTCTAAGTGCAAGTGGCCATCCTCCAATTCCGGCGAAGAAGTGCCACTGGGTGTAGTGTCGGATTTCATCAGGCTGTACCTCTGTGATGCTGCGCTCGTCCACGTCACCGGCAGGTAGGTGCCCCTGCCGGATCAACTCCCGCAGCCAGGCGGCTGTGGGCGCGTCCCATTCATTGTAGTAGTGCACGAGTCTCGTCCTCGATCTGCCGAATCCGCCGCACCTCGATCCCACGCTGACTCCGCCACACTTCGAGCGTCACATCAGGCTCACCGGGTGCGTCGAGCGTGTACGTCAAGCCGTACCTGCGCCCGACCCTGCCCGACTCGTCGTGCTTGAAATTACTGACAGCAACACACGCGCAGGCCCACTCGGCCTGCGTCGTGAGGTCGCGGAGGCAGACGGTCACCACGGCTCTTCGCGCCGGTTCAGCTGCATCTGCAACTCCCGCAGCTGCTCTGCGAATTGCCGCAGCTGGGCGGCTTCCTCAACAGTTCCCATGCCAGTCTCCACGACCTTGGCGATGTGCCGCAGCTCATGCCGCATGTCGAACACATCCATTGCCTTCATGTGTGAGCCTCCTTTACTTTTTTCAGCAACACCACCGCCAGCAGAATGTCTTCTGCCTCCACCGGCAGGTCTCGGACCAGCTCGACGATCTCCTTCGAGCTCTTGCCCTCGCCGAGGGCCTTGTCCACGGTTTCCAATACATCAGCCACGCAGTCCAGACTCATGCCGCCTCCTGCCCGGGGTACACCCGGTTGGTCCGCAACGACCGGTACAGCCTACCGGTCCCGATGGCTGAGCGCACCAGCTCAGGCTGGAGTTCCAGCATGTCACAGCACCACCTGAACGAGAATGGTCGCGTCTCCTCCGACGCGATCCACTGCAGCGCGAGGGTCTTCTCCTCGCACTCCCGCTTGACCGTGGCCTCGACAAGGCCGGTCTTCAGGGCCAGCACGACCAACTTGTACTCCGGCATGTCTCTCATGCCCCTCCCTCCCTGAGCCTTTCGATGAACCGCTCTGCTTGGACCGTGGCCTGCTGGTAGGACACGTTGGTCCAGCCGCGTTTAAGCTCCTTGCCGCCCTGGTAGACGGCCCAGGCCCACCCCCGCCCGGCAGAGGTGCTTTCCTGCCAGACGCGAACGCTGATCTCCAGGTACACGCCGCTCACAGGCCCGCCTCCCGGATCCACTTGAGGATCCGTTCGGCCTGCTCGGCGACCATCTTGTCGGGATGCTCGGCGAGCGCCTCCAACCGGTCGATCTTTTCCTCAGTCATCTCGGGAACCGGCTGTGCCGGCACCCGCGTCACAGTCCCACTAAACATTGCCTTTCTCCTCTTCTGCGGCCCGCTTCAGGGCTTCTGTGATGGCGACGTCGTCGGCGTCGTCCACCAGATACTCCAACCGCCGGCAACGCTTGCCGTTGCGGTAGAGCTCGTATTCGAGCTCCTCCGGTTCCGGCGGGTGCGCATCGCCGTACCCGGGACCGTAGACCTGCATGGGCAGGCCCGGGCTGTAGCGTGTCAGGACCGCTTCACACTCGAAGCGATCCCTCACCAGAACGGCTGCGCGGGTCATCCGGACAGCCCCGTGATAACCAGGCAGGCCGCCGCCAGCTCAACAATCTGGTAACGGCGGAAGTCCGGGTCTGCGGCTGCCGTGTCAATGCAGGTCATCAGACTCTGCGTGTCCGACCGAAACGCGGCCATACCCAGCCGCTGGAACCGCCGCTGGACGTGCGTCGATCGGACAGCAAAGTCTGCCGACGTCGCCAAGCGGTTACGGTCGGTGGCTGCTTTCCAGTCCGCGACCGAGCCGCGGTGGAGCGTGCCCCCCTCGTACCATTCCCTTCCCTCGGCAGCCGTCGTCACCGCCACTGCCAACACCAGACCTGCGATTGTTTTCTTCATTGTTCACACTCTCCATTGAACGGGGGCCAGCCGAACTCGCCCCCGGATTGATCCCACGCTGCGACCATCTCGCAGTACAGGCTCTGGGCCT